ATGACCGTAACCGTACAGGACGTGATGCGGCAGATGCGCAACTACTTCATTGCGTCAACTTTGACCGGCACGTTCACCGTTGCGGACGGCATCATTGACCTTGACCCGCCTCTTGCGCCCGGCGCGTGGGTCGCCATCGAGGGCTCCGGCTCGCTCGATGGCGTCCACCAGCTGGACGAAAATGGGAAACTGCCGGATGCGGCGGATGGGAGCTGGCGCGGACTGCTCCATCTCCTGTCCCCGACGGCGGATTTCCTGCGCCTGTGCCGCGACATTCGCGACTGGGCGGACAAGCACCCGGACGAAACGCTGCTGACGGAGAAATTCGGCTCGTACAGCCGCAGCCAGAGTTCGAGTGCGTGGGAGAAGGTCTTTGAGCGCCGCCTGCGCCCGTATTTGCGGATGTTTCCGGAGGTGAAGGGCTGATGCTGACGGACTACTTCGAGCCGTTTACGCTGCTGAAATCCACTTCCTGCCCCGACCCCTGCGGCGGGCAGCTCCAGCAGGATGTGACCGAGCATCCCTTCCGCGCCGCCTTGGCGGATGCGCTGGGCGAAGAGGGCGAGCGCGGCGGAAAACCGTTCATCCACGTGACACCGTATCTGCTGTGCCCGCCGGAAACGCCGCTGGAATTGGACGACATCATCCGCCGCGAGAAGGACGGCACGCACTACCGCGTCTGCTCCCGCCCGGAGGACAGGCGAACGCCGCTGTGCGCGGGTTTCCCCTACGCCGAGGTGCGCTTGGAGAGAGTGGAGGCGGACGCATGACGCTGCTTCGCGCGCTGGTCAGCCGCTTTTCCGCCCTGCTGGGCGATGTATATTATGAAGGAACTGTTCCGCCGGACGCGCCGTACCCATACGCGGTGATATCCGCCAAAATCCCCGCGGCATTCGGCGGCACGGGCGAAATCACCCTCTGCTGCTATGAGCACGGCGGGGACAGCCACACGCGGATCGCCGAGAAAATGGCGCGGGTGATGCGCTTTTCCGGCAGTTTGGTGCACTACGGCGGCGGCTTGGCGCTGCTGCAATCCCCCAAATGCGCCATCGGGCATGAGAAGGGCGGCATCACCGTCCTGCGGATGACGATGGCGTTCACCCACTACCCGAATCAATGCTATTCCCTGCGAAAGGAGGAGTTTCTTTGCTGATTTCCCATCATCCCGCGTCCGCAGAGTGCTTGCAGCTGGGCGAAGGGATGCTGCTCTGCGGCTTCGACCTTGACAAGGCGCTTTCCAGCCGCGACCCGCTGGACTGCATGGCGGAGGCCGACGCGGATGATACGAAGCGCATCGGCACAACGTGCGGCGGCGGCATCTTCCGCGCTGTGCCGCGCGAGTTCGACCCGGAGAGCGGTTCGCACCGGCTGCCGTTTGCCGGGAGCATCCGCCTGATTGACTGGCGCGTTACCCTCAGCGGCACAATGCTGGACGTAACGCCCGAAAATCTGGCACGCCTGCTGCCGTCGGACACGGAAATGACCGAGCGCGTAACGACCCTCACGCCAAAGCAGGCGCGCAAGCCGCTTTCCCGCCTATGCTGGATTGGTACGACAAGCCGGGGGCTGCTGGTGATTGAGCTGCGCAACCCGCTTTGCGTTTCCGGCGCATCGCTGACGAGTGTGCCTGATGGTGCAGGCAGGCTGCCCTTCACGTTTCTGGCGCAGAGCGACCGTCCGGGCGACGTAAATCTGCCCGCGCGCTTGTACTGGTGGAAGGAGGAGACGCATGACGCAGCCTGATGTACTTGCCGACGCCCCGCAAAATCCCGAATCCACCGAAACGCCCGCCATTGACTACGACGCGCTGGCAGAGGCACTCACGCCGATTATCTCCGCCATCATCGCGCGGCAGGTAAATCAGCGGAGGTACACATGAGAAAGGAGGTGCATTCCCCTTGGCTGACCGGCTTTACTGTGCCCTGAACGGCACGACCCTGCGCGACCTTGACGCACGGATTCACCTGCTGGATGTGGAGGAGCTTGCGCCCGCCGTGCGGACGGTGACGGCGAGCCGCATCGGCGGCGGGCTGCACCTGCTGCGCCGCCAGCGGGAGCAGCTGTCCCTGCGTGTCCGCTTCCTGATTGAGGAATACGACATCGCCGCGCGGCATCAGCTGCTGCACCTTGTGGCGGCGTGGGCGGAAGCGGGCGGCGTGCTGACGCTGCATGAGGACGGCAAGCGAGTGCTGCGCGTCGTCTGCACACAGTATCCGACCATGAGCACGCTCAACTGGCTGGAGACGCTCTCGCTTGTTTTCACCGCCTTCTCCTGCCCCTACTGGGAGGACGCGGCGGAGACAAGTTTCCTGATGCCGAACACGTCCGATGCGCCGTCTAAGCTCCTTGCCGTCCCCGGCGACGCGCCCGAAACGCCGCTGAATCTGCTGATTCGCAACATCGGCGACGCTGCCATCACGACGCTGACCATATCCGCCGCGGGGAAAATCAGCTTTCAGGGGCTGACGATTGCCCCCGGCGCGGCAGTGCGGATTCACCACGACGCGGGCGTTTTCGCGGCAGAAATGGTATCGGATGACAGCACGGTGTCCATTCTGCCCTATCGCACGCCGGATAGCGCGGATGATTTGCTGCTGCGGCCGGGTGTGCTGAACGAAATCCGCGTAGAAGCCAGCGCTGCGGCGTTTGTGTCCGGGCGGTGCAAAGGGAGGTATTGCTGATGAATCTGCCGTGTCTGCTGGACGACAAAATGAAACCGCGCGCGGATCTGCACCCAATTCGCCTGACGGTTGACCGTTCGCTTCAGCCGCTGTCGATGGCGGAAATGGTGCTGCCGCCGGAGGATGCGCCCGTCTGTGTGCGGGACTTCGTGCGCCTTTGTGACGGCTTCGGGGATGACGAAATTTACCGCGTTTCCAGCATCAGCGAAGAGCCGGGGCTGCGGCGCGTGGTGCAGCTGGAGCACGGGATGGCGACACTGGCGGACGACATGCTGCCCGCGCTGACGTACGCGGAAAACGTGCAGACCATCCTCAAGCGCATCCTGAGCTACCAAACGCGCATCCGCTGGCAGGTGGGCGACGTCGAGGCGGACGAGGGGTTGGTGATTTCCGCGATTGGGCAAACGCAGTCGATTTACGCCGCGCTGACGAGCTTGCTGGACATGCTGCCCGCGAACCTCTGCTGGGCGTTCGACCAGACGAAGCTGCCGTGGAAGCTGCATCTGCGCAAGCTGCCGGAGGAAATTTCGTGCGAAGGGCGGCTGACGCGCAACATCAGCACCGTGCGCGTCACCCGCGACGCGAGCCGGCTCTGCACGCGCGTGTTCCCCTATGGCTGCGGGCAGGGGCTTGACCGCGTAACGTTGACCCCGCTGCTGGGGCGCGAATACATCGACGCGGCAGACACGAAAACGTGGGGCATTGCCGCGCGGACGTTCACCAGCGACCAAATCATGGATGCGGATACGCTGAAGCGCGTGGCGGAGCGCTACTTGGAGCGGCACAGTCAGCCAACCGCGACGGTGCAGCTGCAGGGCATTGACCTCTCGCGCATCACGGACGAAGCGCTGGATACCTTCCGGCTGGGGCAGCGTTTCCGGCTGGCGCTGCCGGAGGAAAATACAGTGCTGGTGGAGCGCATTGTCGCCATGCACATTCCGGACGTGTTCGGGCAGCCCGGTCGGGTGACGCTGACGCTGGCGAACCGTCAGCCCGCGCTGTCGGACGAAATCGCCGATTTGCTGCGCGAGGTGAACGCGAGCAAGCTCATCGGCGGCAAGCTGACGGAATTGACCTTCCGCAATCGCGCGACCGGCACCTACACCGCCCCGATTTCGCACCCTTTCACGCTGGATGAGTACCCGTCGGTGCTGTCCTGCGTGATGCGGATGACGGCGGACAACGGCGTATACATCCAAACCATCATGGTGGACGGCACGGAAATCCCGTACAGCGTGTGGGGCAAAACGCAGTCGCTTGATGCGCTCCCCTACCTCCGCCGCACGTCTACCGGCGCGGTTGATTCCGGTCAGCACTCCCTGCTGATGATGCCCACAAACCCCGGCGGCTTCGTGACCTCCGTCATCACGCTGAAGGTCATCGAGAAGATGGGCGCATAAGGGGTTTCACCCCTTGAACCCCACCAGAGGCGCTGCCTCTGGACTCCGCAAGGGAGTTCCTCCCTTGACCCTTTCGCGCGATTGAGTTGGTGACGCTCTCATGCTGCTTCCGCGTGTTTATCCACAGGTTACGCACAGTATCCCATTGCTCATTATTATCAGGAGGTGATTGGCTTGCTCAATCTTTCGCAGCTTATCAGCGATTTTGAAGCCTGCATCGGCTTCCCCTACGCATCCCCCGGCACGAACGACGCGCGCGGCATCGACTGTTCCGGCATGTTCGTCCGCGCGTTCCGCCGTCAGGGCGCATCCATCTACCACGGCAGCAACACCATCTTCCGCAAGTACCTCGCCCGTTCGGGCACGATTGCATCCGCCGCCGACCTCCGCCCCGGCATGGCGGTGTTCAAGTGGAAGCCCGTAACGCCCGCGCGCTTTTCAGACGGGCTGGGCGACTTCTGCCACATCGGGCTGGTCACGAGCGTGTCGCCGCTGCGCATCGTCCACGCCTCCACCGAAGGCATGGCAGTCAAGGCGGACAGCAAAATCGGCAAATGGCGCTATTGGGGCTGGCTGAAGGACGTGGCTGAAACCAGCAGCTTCAATTCTGCGGACGATTTCGCCGTGTCCACTCCGTCCAGCGCGTCCCGCCCGACCCTCCGCACGGGCAGCAGGGGCGATTCCGTCCGCCTGCTGCAAACGCTGCTGAACCGCGCGGGCTACGAGCTTGCCATCGACGGCATTTTCGGCACGATGACGCGGTGCAGCGTGAAGGGCTTCCAGTCCGAGCGGGGCTTACAGGTGGACGGCATCGTCGGCAAACAGACGTGGGCGGCGCTGGAAGGAGGCGGCACATGAGCGAATCGCTGCTTGTGGCGCTGATTTCGGGTTTCTGCACGCTGGCGGGGTCATGCGCGGGCGTGCTGGCGTCCTCCCGGCTGACGCAGTACCGCTTGGCGCAGCTGGAAAAGCGCGTCGCCCAGCACAACAACCTGATTGAGCGCACCTACCGTCTGGAGGGGCGCATGGACGAGGCGGAGCATGGCTTGCAGGAGATTCGCGGGCGGATAGCGTAACACGACTTTACTCTCAAGCCCTAAATGACACACCTCAGGAGTGAGGTATATAAATACTACATTGAGAAACAGAGGTAAATGTAATGAGTACCTACTGGATTAACGTTCCTTCTGGACAGACTGTGCATCTGCGCAGTGAAGCTGAAACGAACACGAGCAACGTGATTACCGAACTGCCTCGTGGTTATCCCGTTACGCGGGTTTTTTCTCTCGACCCTTTCAAGTATGTTTCTGTCTGGGATTGCATTGATACCATTGAGGGGTATGTTCACCAGAACTATTTGACGGGCGTGCCGTCCACCTGTGCCAGCGATGAGATGTACATCCCGCGATATAGCACCCCCGCTTGGAAGCGTTCTTCCCATTCCGGGAAATACTATCTGCCTGTGAAGCGCATTCAGAGCGATCTGTATGATCTCGGCTACACGGACGTTGGCACTCCCGACGGCTACTACGGGAAAAACACCGAAACCGCAGTGAAGGCTTTCCAGAAGGATAACAACCTCACGGTTGATGGTATCTTCGGCAAGAAGAGCAAGCTGGCGCTGTGGGAACTGGCTGACCGTCGCGGATAACAAAATCGGCTTGGGTGGAACGCGCGTCCACCCAAGCCCCCGATGGTCATTCCTGCATCACCGTTGGAATCCACGTTTCCTCCAGCCACGTTTGCAGCGGCGCTGCATCCGTGAGCGAGCCGACGATGGTCAGCAGCAGATCGTAGACCGCCGTATCCCCATAGAGGCACTGGGATGCAACGACTACATCCACGCCACCGGGAAGATTCAGCCCCACCTCGACGTAATCGTAATTCGTCAGCAGCGGATAATTCAGCATCCCATGCGTGGCGTAAAGGTGCATGTCGTCGGTCAGGGCGAAAATCAGCGACGAATCGCCGATAGCTTCCCGAATCTCGTCGATGCCGGAACTGCCCTTGTGGGTCACGACCACCACCACATAGGTTTCATCATCCATGAACACCATCGTCCCGATTTTGTCCTCCACCTCCACCGTGCACCCTTCCGGATAGGCGAACGTCACCTGCCGCGCGCCGCGTGAAGCGTAGGATTCCAGCAGCATCGGCGCTTCCTCGGCACTTCCGGCGGCAGGAATCAGCAGGAGCAGCGCCATCAAGGCGGACAAAACACGTTTCTTCATCAGAATCTCCCCTTTCGTTGTCGGATGATGTACCATTTCCACAAACAAAACGCTTTTCCTCCCATTTTTCTTCCAGCGTGAAGAAAAAGATTTGCACAGAAAGGATGATTGCATGAAAATCAACTGGTCGCTTCGTTTCCACAACAAGGTTTGGCTGACGACGCTGCTGGCAGTCGTCTGCACGTTCGTATTCAACCTGCTGGACTTGTTCGGCATTGAGACGACGGTGGCGCAGGAGCAGGTGATGCAGCTGGGCGCGGCGCTGCTGTCCCTGCTGAGCACCCTGGGCGTTGTGATTGACCCGACGACCCCGGGCGTCAGCGACAGCCAGACGGTGATTGAGCGGAAGTAAATGAAAAGGCAGGTACACCCATTTGCGCGATGTACCTGCCTTATTTTTTGGTTCTTCACGGAATCTTTGGGGGAAGAGCAGCTTGGGGGCGCGTCTGCGGACGCGCAAAGTTACTGGCAGGGACGCTTCGCTGCCTGCGCCTTTGTTGAGTGCATTTAAGATGATGGTCGCCCGCGGAACAGTTGGGGCGTTGCCCCAAGCCCCACAAGGGAGCTTCGCCCCTTGACCCCACAAGGGGCATTGCCCCTTGACCCCTTTTCGCGATTGAGTTGGTCGCGCTTTCATGCTCCTTCCGCGTGTAGCTTTTTGGCGCTTCGCCTAAGCCCTTGTTTGCTCCCCCAACTTTCCGTGATGAGCTTATTTCTTGCTCATTTTCCCACGCAAAACCTGCCGAACACTTCATCGAGCAGCTTTTCCTCCACCTCATCGCCCGTGATTTCCGCCAGCGCCATCTGCGCCTGCTGCAAGTCCACGCCCGCCAAGTCCACCGAATAGCTGCGAAGCGTTTCCTCCGCCTGATGCAATGCGGCAACCGCCCGGCGTGCGGCTGCGATGTGGCGCGGCTGGGTCAGGGTGAGCTGGTCGCTGACAGCGGCTTGCGACGCAAGGTAGCTTTTCAGCGGCTGCAAACTGTCCGGAACGCTCGCGGAGACGGTCAGAATCGGCTTGCCATCCGCCGCGTCTTGCAGGTCGCTTTCCGTCAGCACCGGCGGCAGGTCGCTCTTGTTCAGCACAATGCAGCCGTTCCGCCCGTGCAGCGTGCGCAGGAGCGATTCGTCCTCGGCGGATAGCGGACGGCTCATGTCCAGCACCAGCAGCACCACGTCCGCGTCCGCCAAGGCGCGTCGCGCGCGGTCAACGCCAATGCGCTCCACCGGGTCGTCCGTGTCGTGCAGGCCGGCGGTGTCCGTCAGGTGGATGACGCTGCCGGAGAGCATCAGCGTGCCCTCCACCAAATCGCGCGTCGTGCCGGGAATCGCGGTCACAATCGCCTTTTCCTCGCCCAGCAGCGCGTTGAGCAGGCTCGATTTGCCCACATTCGGCTGCCCGCACAGGGCGACACGAAGCCCCGATTGCAGCAGCCGCGCGGCGCGCTCGTCGCAGGCGTCCGTCAGCGTTTTCGCCAGATGCGCAATGCGCGGCGCAAGGTCGCTCGCGGCTTCCTCTTCGCTGATTTCCTCCGGATAGTCAATGCACGCCGCCACGCCCGCCTGAATGGCGTACAATTCGTCCGCCGCCTTGCGGATGAATGACGACGCGCCCCCGGTCAGCTGGCGCATGGCGGCTTTGCGGCTCTGCTCGCCCTGCGCGGCGATTAAGTCCATCACGGCTTCGGCTTGGCTTAAGTCAATTCGCCCGTTCAAAAATGCCCGGCGGGTAAATTCGCCCGGCTGCGCCAAGCGTGCGCCGGAGGACAGGCACAGCGCAAGCACCTTCTGCGCAACACAGCCGCCGCCGTGCAACTGGAATTCCACCACATCCTCGCGTGTGTACGATTTGGGTGCGCGCATGATGACCGCCATGCACTCGTCAATGCGCTCCGTATCCTCCACAATATACCCGTAGGTTAGCAGATGCGTCGGCAGCGGATGTTTCCCGCCGACTGGGCGGAAGATGCGGCGTAAAATGTCCTCCGCCATGTCGCCCGACACGCGGACAATCGCAATGCCGCCCTGTCCCGGCGCAGTCGCGATGGCTGCGATGGTATCGCTCAT